CGCCGGTGATCGCACTGCCAGCCAATGAAATAGCTGACTTGATTAAATTCCAGACGGAACTCAACCCGCCGCTCAGCACACTTCCGGCAGAACTTAAGGAGCTGAAAACCGTTTTAATTGTGTTTATTACGCTTGAAATAAGACTTCCAGCTGTAGAAATTGCTGTTTTAATGTTTGTCCACGCATTGCTTATGATGGTCTTCAACGAGTTTCCGGAGCTGCTCAAGTTGGTGAACATGCCGATCGCTACCCCTACCCATTCAGCTACTACCGTCAGCGCTGGTACACATGATTTAAATACTTCTACAAGCCAAGATATTACTGGAGTCAGAAGCTCGACAACCGTCCTGATGAAATCGAATGCGGCAGAAACACCAATCAGAACCCCTTTTATAACACCACCCAAGAACGCACCGACCACCTGAAGGACTGGCATCAATGCATCAGCTAGTACTGCTAGTAGCGGCTGAATCGCGTTCCACATCTTAACAAACGAGTTGACAACCATGTCTATCGCTGGACTAACAATAGACATCATCACGCTAAATGCGTTCGTTATCGCTGGAACGATGGCAGTTATCAGCGTTTGGAGTCCGCTAAAATCCAGCTGAGTGAAAGCTGTAGCAATTTTTGTGACGATCGGGGATACTGCATCCACAACGGTTTGAAATAAGTCCGGCAATTGTCCAAAGACGGTTTGAAAAGCATTCACAATCGGAGAAATAGTAGCCATTACCGTTGCGAGAAGCCCTCCCATTCCTCCTGTAATGCCAATTCCTAAATTATTTAAAAACTCTGTTCCAGCTTGCGTGAATAGAGGTGCAGCCGATTGGAAGAATGTAGCAATCGCACTTGGTAAAGATTTCAAAATGTTTGATACCATCGGCAAAAAGTTTCCGAAAAAGAATGTAGAAGTTGTTTCTGCCAACGCTTGAAGTGCAGGTTGTATATCTTGGCCAAGTGACAGGCCGCCCAAAACATTAGAAAATGCCGACTTCATCGAAGCAAGCGAACCGCTAAAAGTTTCTGCGGATTCTCTCGCGGTCGTGCCGGTAATACCCAGTTCTTCTTGGACAGCGTGAATTGCGTTATACACATCATTTAAGTTATTGATATCGTATTCTACGCCCGTTAGCTTAGTAGCATCCGCCAATAATCGTTCCATCTCGGCTTTGGTACCACCGTATCCGAGCTTAAGGTTGTCCAGCATCGTGTAATTCTGTTTCGCAAACCCTTGATATGCATATTGGATGGATTCCATGCTAGTTCCCATCTTGTTTGCATTGTCAGACATATCAATCAAGGCCATGTTTGCAGTTTCGGCAGCCTTCTCTGTATCTCCGCCCATTGACTGCAGGAGGCTTGCGCTGAATCCTGTCACACTTTCCATGTAATCATTTGCAGATAGTCCGGCCGTTTTGTACGCATCATTGGCATATTGCTTCACTTTATCCGCGCTGCCTTTAAATAGCGTTTCAATACCGCCTAGTGATTGTTGTAAATTTGCCCCTTCTGACAAGGATGAGGATATGATTTTCCCTAGTGCCACGCCTGTAGCGGCGACCGCTGCTGCAGCAGCCACCATTAAGCCGGCACCGATTTTCATTCCGGCGCTTTTTCCGGCCGAATCTGCTTCAGGATCCAATTGTTTTTGAATGGATCCGCTAATCCCTTTTGCGGACGGCATGATCTGCACATAGGCTTGCCCTAATTCTGTTGCCAATCTAAATCACCTCCCGCTTTTAGATTTTGCAATAATTGATTCCTTGTAGATTCAAATTCTTCTCCTGAAGCAAACGCGACTTCTTCTTTCCTTTTTTTCGGCAAGTTGAGCACTTTTTCCAGGATAGAGATTGGGCGATTTTTACCCTTTTGGCCATCTTTTGTCTGCGCCCAAAGAAGAATACCCAACTTATCGCTAATTCCAGCCAACAACATAGTTTCGATCGAAGCTGTTTGTTGGCTAAGTTTCATTTTTATTCTGGAATTTTCTCTCAAACCACTAGAAAAAACGGCTACCGTTTGAAGTGGCAGCCGTTTGTAGTCGTATATTTGATATGTTTCTGCAAGGTCGCAGATTAAGGATTCCTAGTCTAGATTGATCATTCCAGCGAGGATCAGGAGTTTTTTGTTTCACCTTGATTTTGGAAAATTTCTGTAATTTCTTCTGAAATTTTTTCGGTTGGAACGATCCCATCTTTGTTTCTGATGTGGTCTTTCAGTTTTTTAGTTTGTTCTTTCCCCAGCAATAAATTAACGACACGAGAAAGAACCAGCGGATTTTCTTCCAATTCTTCGATCGCTTCCAGCAATTCATAGTTGTTCAAGCGTTCCTTATCTAGTTCGTATGAAAATCCTGATTTAGTTTTTCCTTTAATCATCGATTATGCCTCCGCTGGTTTCTGGATATACTCATAATGCGTATTTCCTTCGGCATCTGGCAGTGCCTGAATCGTGGTCTCGTATCCGATAGCCTCAGCGTCCCCATATACGATTTCCCCAAGTTCCGCCACTTTCCCATTAGGTACAACGATTCTTTTCAGAACGCCGCCCTTCAGGATCATGTCAACCACCAAGCAGTGAGCCTCTAACGTCTTCGAGTTTGCTTTGATTACAATACCTGTTTCAATCGTCCCGGTAACGTTATCGGATCCATAGACCTCCTTGAGGACTTCAACATTAGTCGCTTCAATCAACGTATAACTAAACGTGTCTCCCTTTTCCGTTTGGACCATGTCAACGATGTCTCCGCCCCATGCTTTTATTGTTTCCGTGGACGGTGAATTTTCGTTACTCATTCCGTCCTCTGAGATATAGCCCAAGCTTTTGAAATCCACCCCAACAGCCGTGAGCGCACTCGTTGGTAGAACTGTTCCTAACGGGGCGGAATAAATCGCTCCGCCTACTTTAGGCTTTGCCGTCGATACATTTTCTGTTGTTGACATATACTTTCCCCCTAATAATGTCCGATATCAAATACAGCTTGATATCGGTATTCCTTTGTTGTTGTATCGGTGAAATTGTAGTCGCTGTTTAAGCTGACTCCTCTGATTTCATCCAGCCAAATTAAGCCTTCTACTGCATTTTTTACTCTTTCGTTCAGTTCCGCTGCAGCATACAGGCTCTTTGCGTAGCTTTGGAACGCAAAAACAGCAGTCGGCAAGTGATTTCTCTTGCCGCTGCTCGTTTTTTCCAAAACAACATAACTCTCGATTTTTGCGCTTGGTTTTTCCAGAAAAACTTCAACGTCCAACTCTGAGGCAAGGCGGTTTTTAATAATCGTCTCAATCATTTATTTAACCGCCTTTAGCAAAGTGTTGTTATTTGAGTTATCTTTTTTAGCCTTAAGAGTTTCAGCTCTAACCATTGCGTTAGCCCTGTTCTTTCCGACGTAAATATCTTGCTCATATCCGTCTCCGCAGCGGTTACGAATTGAGGATGCATGATCATTCAGAACCGCTTGCATCCCATCGGACTTCATTAATTCAGCCACACCTTTTCGGTTTAACTCAAACTTACTAATCATATCGTTCCACCATCACTTTCTTGTTCCACGCAAGAGGGATAAGTTCATCGATGCCCTGTAAAGGAATGCCGAAAACACGCCATTTTTCACCGAAAAAATGAACTTCTTGATCTTCCCATACATTTTCATCGCCCTTAGGAATGGCAAGCGTATAGACAGCCCTTTTCCCGGTGATGGTGAGTTGGTTAATGACATCTTCAGCGGATGTCGGGCTGACCAGGACGTTATTCACTAGTATTTCCTTATCTTCAAAAATAGGCGCTCCGAATGGGTCCTTACCGGCAAGTTCTTTCCCGATCAGAGTCACCGTTATACCTTTAATCATCGCCATAAAGGTTCATCACCCCATATCTCTGTCTGCGCAAACCCAATCTAGCTAATTCTGATTTTTTGATGAATAATCCTCCGCCAGGTACCAAAAAAGACCCTGATACAGAATAGCCCAGGGCGCTTTGGTTAAACTGCGTCATAGGCTCCTGGTCGGTGGAAGTCATCAATGTTCGAGAAACGATATCGACAGTAACAGACTTGACTACATTTACAAGTTGAACGTCATTTAAAACCATTGCATCCAAATCCTTGCCGACCTTTTTTGCTTCGATGCGCAGGGAATCGGATACTACCTCAAGCAGAAAATTTGCCCTGTCTGTTTCATCCTGCTTTAAATATCGCCATAACGTCTCAACGTCACTGATTGTTGCAAAAGACGACATAACCATCACTTCCCATTAATCATCAAATCATATAGTTCTTGTTTCTTTAGCCTTGGATCATACTTGATGCCGAAAGCATCCAGTTCCTGTTTGATTTGTTTAACGGTAATCCCGTCAATTCCATCTGCACTATCATCAATTTCTTCAGTGACCTCTTCAACAATTGAATTTGCAACAGGACTATCCGCTAATTTAACAGGAGCATCGACACTTGCTTTTTCTTCATCGCTGGCACGGTCTTCGAATTCAATCCAGTATTTTCCCGAAATGGTAGAGAGGCTGCTTATAACAGCCCCCGTTCGTGTATTTTTATATTTCATAATTACACTCCTTTAACGATCGCAAAGCTCTCGGCATCCATAATTCCCCATCCTAAGTATGTCTCAGAACGCAGGTAGACTTGGTTGTAACCTTTCAAGTCTTGGCCAGAGTTATCCGGATCACCGTATTTAATAATTTCAAGCGGAATTTGTTTTGCATAACCCCATTTGAAGCTGTCTGCGAAATCTCCCAAAATGACATGGTCATTATTGTATGCAGAAACAGTAGCGTTAATGTCGTTTTTAAGACCATTGATAGATCCTGGATTGGCCCCCCATGCTAGCTCTGGGAATTGTTTGACGTTATTTACTTTATACCCTGCCAAAGCGGCAGAAAACGTTGGCGACATCGCCATGCCAGAAATCACTCCGCCGGATGCTTGAACCATAGCAACAGCTGCTTCGATATTATCGTCTGGAGTAGCTGAAGTAAAAGTGACGTTTTGTGTTACGCGGTTATCGAAATGATTTGTACCAATAACGGCAGATGCTAAACCTGATCTAGGGTTAACACCATGCATTGCCATCAAATCTAAACCTTTTGCTAATTTTTTCGCATATCCATCGTTAAAAGATTTGATGATGCTGATTTTCTCTTCATCCGAAGCCAGTAAGAACTCATCAGACACACGCGCGCCGTATTCCACTTTGATCGGAATGATTGTTAATGGTTCGATCGATACGCCGCCGTGTGTTTTTTTGCCATTTTCAGCAACAACGTCGATTTCGGAGTCCATAGTAAACGTGAATTCTTTCTGTCCGTTGAAAGGGATTGGGGTCTGCTGAGATAAAACCGCCAATGAGCTTTTCCCTTTAACTTTATTAATTAAATCTGTTACTAATTCCGGGTCAAATAAATTTCCTCTTGATAATGTCATTTTTTTACTCTCCTTCTAAATTTAAATTATCTAATAGTGACTTATATGCTGCATCTTTTCCTTCTCCGAGTGGCGGTTCCGTACTTCTTAAAGGTGTCGTAGTAGTTTGCTTGCCTACAAACGCAGCTAATCGTTCCGCGTCAGCCTTAAAACTATCTTCATCCGTGCCCACCAATCTGTCCGCTAAATCAAACGGCAACCCATTTTGCAAAGCGATTCTTGTGCGTAAATTCGCAGTTTCATAGCCTGTTATTTTTGCATTCAGATCAGCCAATGTTTGCTCGTGAGCTTTAGCCGATGTGCTCGTATCTTCGATGGTTGCCTGTAAAGCAGCTGCCTTTGTTTCTAATTCTTGTTTTTCCGCTTTAAGGGTTTCATAGTCGGCATATTGCTTTTCAATAGACTCTTTTTGACGGCTTAAACGATCCTGGATAATTCGGTCCAGTTCCTCTTGTGTTTCGATTGATTTAAATTCTGACATTTTATTCTTCCTTTCTCCCGCTTAACCCGGCGGTATCGGTAATTTTGTATAAAAAACAACGACCATAAAAGGACGTTGTTTAATACCTGATTTGTTGTTTTTTCTTCGGCTTCGAATTATGACAAGCCCAATGCGCTAACAAGGCGCTGTCCATTAGACAAATATCCATATCGTCGAATTGTGATTTATATCCAAAACCACCACTTGTGCCTATGTTTCGCTTGTCGCAGTTAGTTACCACTTTTTCTAAGGAAGGTTGGCCAGCATGACAAATGTTTTTTTGATATATCCCCTGTTCCCAAGAAGCGTTGGCGTTGATGATTTCTTTTACAGTCGGCAATACAGGTGCCTTAAGCCTGAAGTCTTTCATTTCATTTGTTAAAATGCTCTGTCCGCTTTGGCCGTCGATTACAACGCTTTCAATGTCCGCTTCCTTGAAGAAATTAACGAGCCATTGATTGCCGTTTCGGATGGATTGACAGTCCAACGTTTCCACAAAAATTTTTCCAGACAGCGTCTTAACAGCGACGCTCATCGCTACGTTTGCCCCATCATTCCCGTATTTGACACCAACAAAAAGCGGACCCCTTAATATCGGCAGCGCCTTAACCTTCAATTCTTGCCACTCTTTTTCTGAGATAGCTGATTTCTGGTTATATTTCGGCCAATACCCAAGACGCTGAATGTTGTGATCCAACTCATCTTCGCCAAGTTCCGCCTCTATTTTCCGCTCATTCAAATGATAGCCCATCGAAGGATTGGAATTGTACCAGGCTTCTACATCGTCGATTTTAGTCATATCTTCAACAGACCACTCTGCCCAACCTGCATATTTCGATTGGCCAAACAAGGTTTTTTCCCGGTAATCAGTAAAGACGGTTCCGCTTGAAACAGGTGTTGGAGGCGTTCCGCACATGATCGTCATCGGATTCGGGCTATCGGTAACGGTATACTTTAAAGCCGATTCTTGTTCGGTTGTGTATTCTTGCGCTTCATCAATCACTAAAAAATCAAAGCCTTCGCCAAGTCCGCCGCTAGATGTTCGCGTCCGAAATTGAATCACTCCTCCGGATTTGTAAAGTTCCAGCCGTTCTTGTCCTTTAGCTTTAATCGAATTAAAATCTTCACCTTCAACATAACCGGACTCTTCTAAGTATTTTTTCAGTTTTTCGAAAGAAGAGTGAGACGTGCTGATGCGATGCGCTGTGTGCAAAGTGCTTAATCCGCGCTCGAGCGCAAAAAGCTCCAAAATATAAACAACTTCCGTTTTCCCATTTCGTCGCGGAATCGAATAACCAAACTTCTGGTGCACCCACAAACCATCGTCTTCGACAGCCATGATTGGCTTCAGCATATTTAACTGCCACTCGTAACATTTGCACTTTGTTTTGTGATAAAAATCTACCGCTTCTTGATAAAGACTTTTTTCGTATGGCAAAATTACCGATTGAGTAGGAAATTGATTACCAAGTCTTGCTTTAGTAGTCATATAAATCCCCTCTCAATCTTGATCGCATGATAACCCTGTCGCTGGGAAGAGATGAATTGAATGCACTAACTCTCTTTTTTTTCTAGCGCAAATCCAGCAATGTTTATTTGATTAAAAATTGCAGAACGCGTTTTTTGTGTGCTCAATCCGAAATAATCAAATTTGAGTTCGCTGTCGGTATTCTCCAGTTTTTCGACATTCTCAAAATACAAAGTTTCTCCTTTCGGTAGCCAAATCACTAACGTTTGTCCTTTATCCACGCCATCACCTCCTTCATGTTCCGATTTGCATCCTTGCTTTTATCTTTGCGTCTTTTTCTGGATCTACCCAGGCCTTGGTCCATACATTTTGGTGTTTTCCTTCTCCTGGTTTGTAATCAACGGTGCATCGACAACGTTCGTGCCTGCGGTACACATCTTTCGGCTCCTCACCATAATCATAGGTTCCCGCGAGCTTTTGGCACCAATCGCAAGCACGCCCAGAAACTCTGCGCGTGATTTTCGGCCTTAGTCCAGCCTTTGCGTGAAAAGTGGCATTTGCGCGAATCGCATCATCTACAATGCTTTGGCTAAAATTGACAATCGGTTCATCCAATAGCCATTTCACTTTTTCAAAATCAGGATCAGATGATATACGGTTCACAATTCCATCAATCCGATCTTGGCTAATGCCAGGAATCTGAGCCTTTAAATTTAAACCTACAGCACGATTTAAATCAGTTTGCACATCGCCAGCAAAACCAGTGATCAGTTCAAAATTCTTTTGCATAGTCGGGTTTAACAATCGATCAGCGATGTTAAAGTACATGTTTCCGTTCGGTAAAACGCTGGCCGTTATGTTTTGGCCAAGAACATCTGCGAGTATTTCACCAACCTCAACAGCAAAGTCATTCACATCGAGATAAGTAGCTTTTTTGACCTTCATAAGCTTTAACGCTTTTTTTAACTTATCACTGTTGTATGTCCGTTCGTCAAATTGTGATTGGATTTTTTCAAGAAGCCCAGGGACGATATCATCCATCGGTACCCGCCCCTTTCAGGCCGGTCAAGTCACGTATTGTTTCTCCGGTGACATATCCAGGGACAGCTTGATTTAATTTAATCGCCCCATCACCGACAAGAGTCAGCGTGTTCGCATCCGCTTCGAATAATGGTTCCCATTTCGGAGTGGTATTAACGAATTGACTGCGAGCGTATGGAAAATCGTCTCGCAAACAAGCGGCGGTATATGCGACGTTTAATAAACCGGAGCCTAAACTGCGTTGTGCTTTGCGACCTGCAAGCCTCAAATTTTCGTGACTCGCCTTCAGCGCTTCTACGCTTGATGGGTTATCTGATACAAATCCTAAATCATCCAACGTCAAGCCCATTTCCCCGGCGAATCCTGCAGCTGCCGTCCGTAGCTGTTCGGTAAATGGAGACATCGATGATGTTGTGAACTGTCCGAGCGTCGGTTTATCTCCGTCGTCGTCTTTCGTGAACTGCAGCATTGCAGAAACCGTCGCCTTCCAACTCTCCATCGGTTCGGCGTCATTGCTTAAACCGGTCACGTATTTTTGAGGGAATGAATAAAATTCAGCGGTAATATCCGCTCGCTCGAGCGTCCGTTTAGCGTATCGTTGATAATACATTCCAGCCCTTGAAATCCGCGAACGCCCAAAAGGCCTCGCTTCGTCCGGACGATGGATAACCGGCACCAGCAAAGGATGCGGAAAGTTATGCTCAACTGAAAAATCTGCGATGTTTTTATCTTTATAGTAATAGTTTGTTTGACCTGGCAAAAAATGGACTTCTAGGGTTGCAACTCCATTTTCATCACGTTCAAGCACTGCATAGCCCTCTGTTAAAAGTCCTGTTATAGGATCGATAACACCTGTTGCGTCTCCTGCTCCGATTACTTGTAAACGCGGTTCGTCGTTTGCGCTTCTCGAAATATAAACAAACGAACATGAGGCGATCAGCGCCGACAATACCACATTGTCAAAAAACACATCTGGATTGTTCACCTTGAAAATATCATTTACCTGAAAATCATCTTTTGTGAATTCTCGGAACACCAGACGATCGGCCAAGCTGTCAACGCCCTTTGCGCACCAGCCTATAACTGATCGATAACGATTTCTAATCTCTGGCGGGATCGTTATTCCAACCATTTGCTCATTATGCTTCATCGCATATTGCTTGTAGCGCATATCCACGCGTAATTTGCGTGCATCGAGCTTTTTTCTTAAATAATCAATGCCTTTTTCGCTCATTTTTTTCCTCCTTTCGATTTCGCGCGAGAAAATATGTACAGTGACGGCGTGAATGGCGAGCGCAGAGGGCGGGAGGGACCCACCCCCCCTCTTCTGCAGGCCTTCAATTGCTTGTCAATTGGTTTCTCAGCCTTTATAAATGGCCCAATTCATGCTCTGTGGAAGGTTTCTATTTCCCAGCACTTGAGGCGCCTCTTGCTTTACTAAAAACATTTTGTCAGAATTTTGCCTGTTGCATGTCCAATGGGCAAGCTGCAGGTTCTCCATGGCTGATGGATGACCACCTTTTGATACGGGAATGATGTGGTCAACGACTGGGCTCAATGGGTCTGGCGCTTTAATACTCACGTCTACTGGTTTACCACAGATGCCACAAGTATTTTGAGTCTTAATTATTATCTTACGGTTCTTATCAAATGCGGATCGGTGTGCTCCTTGTTTGTCTTGCCTTACCATGTCCCACTCCTTTCTTTTACCAACCAATTGGGACAACCTAAAAAAGAACAGCCACATCAGCAGCTGCTCTTTCATCGATTTGTTATGCTATTAAGATACACGTAAAAGTAAATAATAAATTGTTATAGGTCTGCTTAATTGGATAATAGAATTATAGCAACCCTTCATTTATTTTTATTGCCTTAACGAGTATGGAATGTCTTGTCATGATATAGGAATAGCTATAATTTAATTCAATGGAGATATCTTTCAGAGTCATACCATCAATGTATTTCATTCTCAGTAGTTGATTGTCCAGCCCTTTGAAGCGGTCAATCATAATCATCAAGGATTCCATAGCTAATTCTTTTTCGCCGAGAAATGCTTTGTCTCGTTTGATATTCTCTTCTAGGTGAGAAGCATTAGATTCATGGGTTATCTTCACTTTCCCCAAGTCCCTTGGATCGCACCATCTTTCCAGTTCAACCTCTGACTTTCTTATTTTCCATTTCAAGATTTCAATTTCTTCTTCGAGCTTTTGATACTCCTGTAACCATTGATACCTGATGACGACCACCACCCTTCAAATGTCCGGACTATAAATGATAATCACCTGCTCTTAGCCCCTTCAGATACGATCCATTTATCGAATTGAGACCTTGACATATAACCAATGAACACAAGGCTCATAGCGTCTATTTCCCACGGCTCTGCATCTCTATCCATCCCGAACCACCGGAAGTTAATAGAGTAAATAGGCTTTGCCGGATGCTTCCCACTTAAGGTTTCGAACCAATACAGCACTTCATCCATCCGCAACACCATCTTTTCTTTAGTTTATAAGTCGGCTTCCTTGACGAAAATGCCGTCAATCATTTTCCCTTTACGGTCTTTAATTTCACCGTATGCATGCATCACGCAGTCCTCGATGTCTAGTCCCAACTGCAGCGATAAGATTGTTAGAACGACATACATATCACCGATTGAATCTTTGACTTGATCCGGCCGATTCTTTGCCAACCCCTGGCAGAGTTCTCCGTATTCTTCTCCTAATTTCAACATTTGTTTATCAGGACTGGCAGTGTCTAATCCTCGTTCTCTTGCCCATTCTTCGATTCTTGCTGTTAACTCAGTAATCATTTGCGATTCTCCTTTTCTCTAACGCTATTTAATTTTTCTTCGATTTCCTGTTGTTCATTCCATTTATGTTCAAGGCCGTCATAACCGACATGTTCAAATAGTTTGCCGTCTTCTAATTTGTACCATTTGCCTCTTGGTTCATATCTGCATCCAGCAATGATGATCACTGTTGGGCGCTCCTCTATGTGAAATAGGTCAAACCCATCTTCCTTCAGGTATTCGATAGCATCTTCTTGTGTCATACCTAAGCCCCCTTAATTCACTGTGTTAATCTGTCTCTGTATCCAGTTGGAACTGTCTTTTCTTTCCTCGTCTGCGACATTTCAAATGTTTTCGGCTGATTATCCATCCAGACGTTAAAAACCATCAGGATGGAAATATGGCCGTTATTTTATTGAATGATATCCCCGCGCAATTCCTTCATCATCCAGATTACTTCCTTAAGCACGAGTTGCCGTATCTCAGGAGTGCTCCTGTCAGTGAGTTCGATCGTCTTTGCTTTAATCATTCCGTCCAGGCTTGCCCGGAGGTTGAGGCCGCTTGCTACGGCTCTCATAAGGGCTTGCCTTTCTGTAAGACTCATTTCCATCAGATTCTTCGTCTTCAGGTGATTGTATAACGCGCGGTCTTCGGGATAAGACTGTTTCTCCATTGCTCTTTTAGCGTTTTGTGTAATGTCGTGGGTTATTTCCATATTCATCTTCATGATGGATTCGCGGCTCTCTCTCATAGTTCACCCACCTTATGCCAAAATCGTGATATTATCGACAGCTTTATCGCCCTGCTCAACGATCAAGTTATTATGCAGATACTCGGCAATACTTGCTTTGGCAGCCGCTCTCCAAATGCCTCCGTCAGCCTCAAACAAGGCGCATCCAGGAGCATCGTTGATTCTAAATACGAACTTACTTTCCGGCTGATCAACTTCATGGAACGTTCTGTATGGCTTAAGAGTTACAGGGTTTGGCGCTTTTGCAAGCTGCAATGTAGAAACACCTGTTTTTATGGTCGTTACTTGAGACACGCCGTTATCGGCTATCTCGGCCCCTTTATCAATCTTAATTGCCGATGCATAGTTTAACACCACGTCATAATCGCCATCGGGAATGAAATTCGACTGCATCATGATGTTGAATGATTCCACATCCATAAAGTGCTTGTATCTTATTTCAGGGGTGATAGCTTTTACCACCGCCAACACCCGACGTCTGCTTTCATCATCCAGCTCCGTCTTGACTTCAACAGCATCGTGATCCGTGACATGTACAATCAGATTGGCATATTCTCCAGTTTCATCCAGCTGTTTACGGATATATTCAACAAGGCTCGTTAGGGATGAAAGTTCCAACGGCTTCGGATAACGGCGCGGATCCAATTCTCGTAAGTCGTGCGCATTTGCATCGTAGTATTCCTTATCCTCGTAACTTCTCACGATTTTTTCTTCGTTATCTTTTAAATCAACCACATATTCCAAAGCGTCTTTTAAGTTTTCCATTTTTCTTCACCTGTCCCTTATTTGATTTTTCTTGCGTTAAAGTCGATAATGCCGCCACCTTCGATTTCTTCCACAGGGACGCCCACATCCGTCTTCAGCGTGCTGTCGTTTGCATCGAAGTACATCTGTCCAGGTGCGGATGATTTAAGTTCCGCTGCATGGATGTAACCTGAATCATCCCTACCGGCCATCATAAGCGCGGAGACACTTTCCGATGGCTGAAGCTTGCTCTTGACCGTTACATTTGTCTCGATGACTTGCCGAGTGGAATCGGAAGAAAACTCAACGTCAATGATCAATTTTCGGCTTGGTTTGAATGCCGTATTCACATCCAAGATGTTGGCCACAATCTTTCGAACTTCCTGGTCTATCTTTTCCTGCACTGCTCCACCAGCAAGGTCGCTGATATTAAAGTCTATGTTGTTCATGCTTCTTCCTCCTAAAATGGATTCCCCGGCTCGTAGTTGTCGAAGTTCGTGTAATTAAATCCTGTATCGCTGGATGCATCCATCCCGTTTGATTCTTTTGGCTGATCTTGCTTATAAGTATTTTCCCGCGGCCGCTGCTCCGTTGTTTGCTTTGGCTCCAGGAGAGTGAAGCTATCTGCAACAACTTCAGTAACGTATACGCGCTGCCCTTGTTGGTTATCATAATTTCTTGTTTGGATTCTTCCAGTTATACCGACTAAAGAGCCTTTACGAGTGAAATTCGCGAAATTCTCTGCAGATTTCCTCCAAATGACACAACTGATGAAGTCGGCTTCTCTTTCTCCTGCCTGGTTCGTAAACTGCCTGTTTACTGCAAGAGAGAATGTCCCTACTGCCGTGCCGGTGGATGTATAGCGTAAATCGACATCTTTTGTAAGACGGCCTACCAAGGTGACGTTATTGATCAAATCACTTCACTCCGATCTTTAATAGTTTTTCCAAATCTGTTGGGGATCGATTGTTCCAACTGATTTCATGCATATCGCTATTTCGGATAATTTCAGCCGGCATTGATTCGATGTTGTCGAAATCTTTCTCCCGGTACCCCCAGCATCCATCATCCATATATCTTTTTGGTTTCATGGAATAAATAACAAGCCAGGTATCATTAACGCAGTCTCGGACTACATATCGGAACCCTTTATCATACTTAGCTCTGAGCCATTCAAGGACCTGTTCACGAGTTTTCTCTTGGAAGAACGTATCACTCATCCGATTTCCTCCAACTCGGCCCAAAAGCTGTTTCCCGACTTCAGTGGAATCTCCTTGTGTAGCTTCCCGTTGTCAAGCTTGAAAAAATAGCTTTTCTCTGCATGGATTGCGTGAATCAGATATCTTTTGCCGAACCATTTCATTTTCTTTGTGCCTTTAATTTCATACCCAAGTCTATTTACAAACTGCAGGGCTTCACTCAGCTTCATTTTCGGTACCTCCGATTTCTTTATTCAACTGCTCCACCCGATTGGTTGCCATGTCAAACTCGAATTGTTTCCCACTCAACTCCAACCGCGCCTTTGCCAGCTCTTGCCCGACGTCGATCAATTCATCGCGGTATTCCATTTCCTGGACTTCCAGACGGGTTTCGTATCGTTCGGCCTGTTTTTCTATTTCTTGATCCAACGACAAATTTTCTAAGTTAGTCACAATTAGCAAGGCCGCTAATATGACTAGTATGGTATCTTTCATTCTGCCCCTCCATTTCTTCGGAACGAATCAGCCAAACTTTGGAACACATCAGCAAAAGCATCCATTAAGCCATCGCAAATCCTTCGAACATTAGCTTTAATTTCATCCCAGTTGATTAGAACATAGGCCAGTTCTTTTTCAGTGTAATAACGTTTGCCATAGTTCCGGATGAAGTGCCGTTCTTCAAGGCTTAAAATTTGGCCGCGTTCTTTTTTAAGTTTTGATTGTTTCACTTTCTTTTTTATCTGACGTTTGTTCATTCTGCCACCATCAACTTCCGACCGCACTTTGGGCAATAATCAAAATTGAATAAATCATCTTGCCAATCATAGACATCATCGTAGTACTCCGCGAATGTCGCTATACCAACGCGTAACTTCCTCTTTCGCATATTTCAGCGCTTCCTTCGTGCTTTTAAAAACACCGACAACTTTATTTCTCACGCAATCCCTCATCATGACAAATTTCGCCATCGCTCTACCCCCTGTAATTCAATTTTTCATACTGCTCTTGATTCATGATGATGCCGACAATATGATTCTTTCGCATGAAGGTAAGCTGCCCTTGCCGATGCGATTCATCGTGGTGACCATCACATAAGCACATCAAATGGTGTTTCGTGTGATCAATCTTCTTTCTGTTACGGCCGGCCCCTACTGCATCAACATGGTGAACCTGACCCTTCTTACCACATAGCGCGCATTTTCTAGTCCATAGGCATTTGATTAGATAATGTTTGATGTCATCAACGTAATTGAGCGGAGATTCTGCCAAACCGATATCATTGTCGAGACAGAAATCGACGATATAAGAGATAAACTTGCTTGCAACCTCTACGGAGCAATTCGCCTGCAATTCCGACGTACTGAAGTACGGTACCTGATGCAGTTCCATGAATTCCCGTTTCCGGTCCTCTCGTACCTGGTCTATGCTCTCGTCTCCGGTGTACTCTTTGATGTCCCGGCATAGAGCGTTTATGTATTTGCGCTGCTTTGCGGTAATCACTCGGCTATCGAAGAGACGGAACTCGCCGAACAGGTCGCCGTTTGCATCCACCAATCTCTCAAAAAGATATTCGGGGATGGATGCATCCATGCGTATGATCATTTCTGTTTGGCCAAAGGCGTTTGTCCTTCTGGCCAGAACTTCAGCAAGTCGATTAACACTTCCGTCGTCATTGGTTTGGGCCAGTCTGGATGCATCCTCGGCCATTTCTTTTTCGGCTTTGGCCAGAATTTTGTAGATAGCCTTCTTTTTTTGCCGTCTATTCATCAAAAACTCCTATATTTTGCATTTATCTCAGCATCGATGACATCTTCATAGCACTCATAACCAAGATGCATCCATTCCTGCAGCGTCACGTTTACATAATGATAGGATTTACCGCCCCTTAATCCCGCTCGGCTCAATGCATGTAAAATCACTTGTTCGTCGAATATTCCCAACCAGGAGATAATGCCTTGGTAGTTCTTCTTCGTCAGATTCGCTCCCAGGTTATCATCGAACTGTTTTTTCCAGTACATGTAATCTCTGGCTGTTTCCAGTTCATTTTTCTCTGATGGATTTTTTTCGCTATTAGTTAAATTATCTTTGTCGTCATCGTCGTCACTGTTTGGACTGTTATTTTTAACGTTGTTATTATTAATACTGTTAATATTAAGACTGTTATTATTAGTGCCTTCAAATTCCATGCATGGAATATCCATGCTTGGGTTATCCATGCATGGGATTTGAAGTGTTGGTACCATGCCTTCAAATTGAAGTGTTGGAGGGCTAACAGTTTGTTTGATTGTATAGACGTTTTTTCCAAACGAACCACCTTTATCCCGCACCCTTTTAACTTCGATGTACCCATAGTCAATCAGCAATTTCTTGTTTTTGTGGAACCTGTTTTCACTTATGTTAAGGTCACCACAGATCAGATCAACGGATGGGAAAGCGGTCGTACCTGCACCGGCATAAGAAGCGATATAAGCATAAATCCCTTTTGCCTCGATACTCAAAGACTTGTCCTTCATGATAAGCTTCGGTATGATTCCGTAGCCTTTCGACATAATCCCTTCGCCTTTCAACTCATCCACATTTAACACCTCTTTCTGCTGTGCTATAATTACTTTGTAAATGTTTTTTACTTTACAGGCTGATGTTCGCGCATCAGCTTTTTTTGTACCATGCTTTAAATCGCCGGTGATACTCCGCTTCCGCATCGGCAAGTTTGATTTTTACCTTTGTGTCCAGGAACGGATAATGCGGCATTTCGAAGAATGAGCCATCCACCAGATTAACTTGCAGGACCGGCACCGATCGTCCATCGATGATTTCCGTTATGTTTGCGAAGTTATGATCTGTTTTACTTTGGCTGTGAGATATGCCACGCCTGGCAAGCACTTTAGACAGAATGTATAAGCTCATCAAACCACCCTTATCGGAATATTTAAGTTACCGGTAACAAGACAAAATTCAATTACCGCTGCATCCAGATATTCTTCGTTTATTTCTTCTAAGTGAGAGCTGAGTTTATTTAAGCGGCCGGCCGTCAATAGAATCTGCTTTTGAGACCGATAAACGTACACGCGATAGTTGTCTGCTTCCGTGTGCCGCACGACTACCATAGCCAGCAGATTTTTCTTAACGAACTCTTTTGCGCGCTTGTTTGCATAGCGCTCCGTTTGATAGGTTTTCACTTTCCTTCCACCTCCTGTTGGGTATTTTTACCCCAAAACTCTTCAATGCCTCCGATTATTAATGCTTTTGATTCGAAATCTGAATACCCAGCCTTCATGAACTCTCTCCTGACCGCGTTAACAATCACCGTTGTAAGAAATCCGAGTTCTATCGGGTCACCCTCCATCATAGTTACTTGCTCATCCCCGTCCCGGTAAGCTGCGCAAGTGATGCAAATTTTTTCCGCCATGCTATAACCCTCCTTAAAATATCAGTCCTAGCTCAATCCCTCCGGCTATGCCGAAGAATAGTAATACGATACTAACCACAACCGCAGTCCCTATAAAACTGACAATCCTGTCTTCAAACTCACTAGTAAAGATCTTCATTCGTCTTCATCCCCTTCCACAAACCTATTAATTAACAGATTTACTATGATTTTGTTTGTAATATCCAAATCGTTGTATGATAAGCAATATGAGACAGTCAGACCGCCGTTACGCTTTATCCAAAATTCGGCAAATGATTGAAACTGTTGCATGATTACGAATCTGACTTCTTCTATTTTCCCGATTTTAAAATCTGTGTTAATCATCCAATCACCTCTCGTTTATCCATTTCTTGAATCCTTCTTTCACGCTGGCGGGCGTTTAGATTTTTCTGTTATCAAAAAACTTGATGATGTCATTCCGGTCGTATCGATAATCATTGTCGGAAAACCGCGTCACTGGAAGCCCTTCCGCTTCCCATTGCTTCACTTTCTCATTACCGACTTTTAAGGCTGCCTTCAGTTGGCTCTTATTCGGATACGGCGGCAAATCGTAATACAAATTTGTCGCTTGTTTCGCCCCCTCGATAATGACGGAGGCGATTGTTTTTCTGATTTCGTCTTCCAATT